TGTAATGTATGCATTCATTAAACAATCATTAATACAAGAAGCCAAGTCACTAAAAGAAATGGGTTGGCTATGAAATATATTAGTGTGTGTAGTGGGATAGAAGCATGTTCAATGGCTTGGAAAGAATTAGGGTGGGAAGCTCTAGCCTTTTCTGAGATAGAAGAATTTCCAAGGACAGTTCTACAACACTACTATCCAAACGTACCTTTGTATGGTGACTTCACTGAACTAAAAGATATGGATTGGATTGGCAACGCAGACTTGTTAGTGGGTGGCACACCTTGTCAGTCATTCTCAATAGCTGGTTTGCGTAAATCATTAACAGATGACAGGGGTAACTTATCGTTACAATTTATAAGGTTAGCAAATGCAATTGACAATATTCGATATGATGCTGGACAAGAAGGTACAACAATCCTATGGGAAAACGTACCAGGGGTCTTGTCCACAGAAGACAATGCCTTCGGAACTTTCTTGGCAGGATTATGTGGAAGTGATACACCCATCAACCCAACAAGGGAAGGATGGAGCTACTCAGGTGTGGTTCATGGGCCGCAAAGGACAGCCGCTTGGCGGGTCTTGGACGCCCAATACTTCGGATTGGCCCAGCGAAGAAGGCGGGTCTTTGTGCTCGCTTCATCAGGTGCTAGAAGATGGGATTGTGCCAACGCGTTATTACCTATCACCCAAAGCATGTCGTGGAATCCTAGACCGTGCAGAGAAGAGGGGCAAACCCCTACCACAACAACTAGAAACACTACTAAAGATAGAAGCAGCAAAGCTATAGACACTACAGGTTATCAAGGTGATAGATTGTTTGATACCAATGATGCCTTTGGTACATTGCCAAGCCAAGGTGGTAACAATGGTGGCGGTGCAGGTGGCTTGGTCGCACCCACATTAAAGGCAGGTTACAATAGATGTTACAACAATCCTGACCAAGTAGTGGCACAACCTAATGAAGTTGCAGGTACACTTAGGGCAAGGGATAGGTTTGGTATTGGCTTTGATGATGAAAGCAAACTTGTTGCTAATCCTAATGTGATTGCACCACTTGATACAGATTGTGGTAACCAAAAACTAAACCATCAAAGTGTCAAGTCACATTTAATTGCAGTGCAAAATTCACAAACTCGTAAAGGACATTGCAATGGTAAAGGTTGGAATGATGATGTAATGTTTACATTAGATTCACAAGAACCACATACCATAGCTTTCAATCACGACGCAGGACAGTTTGGTGCTGCACCTACCAAAGACCATACACCTACATTACGTGCCAAGCCTGACCAAGGTACAGGTTTAAATGATGCAAAGGGTATAAGAAGGTTAACACCAAAAGAATGTGAAAGGTTGCAAGGCTTTCCTGATGACTTCACAAAGATACAATTCAAGGGCAAGGTTGCAGGTGATAGTGTTAGATACAAAGCACTAGGTAATTCAATGGCAGTTCCTGTTATGAACTTCATTGGTAGAAGAATACATAAGGTGTGGTATGAAGAAAAGTAAACTTACACCTGACCCATTACGTGATTCACCCAATGGTGACTATCAAGCACCTGGTTCACATTGTATTTTACCTGCAAGGTCTTATGCTGATAATAGATTCAACCAATACCCAATGACCTTTCGTGTGCTAGGTGTTTGTTCAGCACATGCATCATCATTTACAGGCACATTCTTTACAAATCAAAAGACACTTGCAGACATATGTCAATGTAGTCAACAAGCCATATCACATCATATGACCAAGCTCATTCAATGGGGTTACCTAGAAAAGATAAGGAATCAAGATGTACGTCGTGCCTATGGTAAGAAGGGCGCAATATGGCGTGTGGTTTATGACCCTACCAAAACAATACAAGATAGTATGAAAAGAACACACAAGGATGAAAGGGTAGAACAACTAGAAGCCAAAGAAACCCTAGACTTTATCAATGGAAGCTCTGTGGATAAGTTTGTGGGAAACAATGTGGGGCTTGTACAAGATGGGGATTGTAATAGCAAGAATAACAAGGTGGACATTGTACCTGATAACAAACCCCAGCTAGTAAATAACTACAATAGATTAACATATAAAGATAATATAAGTGAAAATGATTGTAAGCAGTTATGTCAAATCTATGCAGGATTAGTCCAAAAGCACTATGGAAGACCTTGGAGCTATGACTTTAGGCAGATGGAGATAGCCAAAGACCTACTATCATTAATGGATAAAGCTATCTTTGAAGATGTTGCAGATAGATTGCTAGACAAGATGAAGAAGAACCATAAACCTGCACCACATTCTTTGCTTTACTTTGTAAGGATGAAACAAAACAAGGGCAAACCAATGGATGCACAAGCTATTGTAAAGATGATGGCAGCAAGGATGAAGTTACCAAGATGATTATGTGTAAAGTTATCAAAGGAACAATAGAAAAGTTTACGCCTACTATGGCAAAGGTTTCTATACACCAGGTACAGCACGTGTGTGGTGGTAGAAAAAGTGACCTTACCCCCCCTGGCTCGGCTACTATAGGGTATGTATGTCACAAAAATATTTCCAGGGGATTCATTAAAGAAAGGATAAGCTATGAAAAAACAATATAATGTTGCTCAAGCTAAAGAAGTAGAAGGACGTGACAAGCCAATATGGATAAAACTTGGTCGTGCTTTTGCAAATGAAAAGGGTATTAGGGTAAAACTTGATGCCTTACCTTTGCCTGATGGCAAGGGTGAAGTCTGGTTCACACTATTTGAACAAGATGACAACAACAATGATGGTGCTAATCAATTCACAGGCGGTAACTAATGGTCAAAGTAGATATAAAAAAGCTTTGGCAGAATAAATTTGTTTCTGTCCGTGACATTCATCTAAAGCTTGGTATGGGGAAAGGTGGGTTAGAAATAACTTACAACAAGCAATGTATGGTTTTAGATGAAGAAACCTGTGCAAATCTTTACAAGATTAATAAAGATAGACCACAAAATTTAATCAAAAGTAAGTTTGGTAAGGGTTCATACTTCCTAGTGGATATTGAATTCAAGCCATTAACTACTGACCATAGGCAACAGGTATTGATATGACAAAAAGGGTTGTTCCGCCGCTAGATAGGTTTGGTGGTGTAGGTGAAATCAAAAAAAGATTACGTGGGTCGCAGTTGATTTACGATAATCGTGATGCACTTGCAGAAGCTCTAATGGGCTTATTTGCAGTTAAGATTACAGATATTGTTGATTGGAAAGACGGGAAAGTTGTGGTTAAGAATCCTGAAACAATTCCAGAACATGCTTTAGCTGCAATAAAAAAAATCACTGTGCGCCCATCTGCGGCGGGTGACCAACTTGAAGTAGAGTTAATAGATAAATTACGTGTTGCCAATATGTTAGCAAAATCTGCAGGTTTGCTTGACCCCGAAAAGGAAATTGATAAACCTAGTGTATTGAATATTGAAATGGTAATGCCAGAAGACAAGGATAAGAAAAATGAATAAATTTAGTTTTGATTTTTCTAGCAGTCCAACTATTGCAAAATTTTTGCAAGACGGCAGTTATGTGCGTGGATTGATGGGGCCTGTAGGTAGTGGGAAATCTTATGCATGTTGCAGTGAAATTTTAAAACGTGCAATCCAGCAAAAACCAAGTCCACGTGATGGTATTAAATATTCTAGGTTTGCTATTGTTAGAAATACACATCCAATGCTTAGAACAACTACACTAAAGACTTGGTTGGAAGTTGTGCCAGAAAATGTGTATGGCCCTGTAAAATATGCACCACCTATTACCCATCATATAAAATTACCAAGCCGTGAAGGTGCAGCGGGAATAGATGCCGAAATAATATTTCTTGCGTTGGATGACCAAAAAGACGTTAGAAAATTGCTAAGTCTTGAACTCACTGGGGCTTGGGTCAATGAGGCACGAGAGCTACCTGTCGCAGTTATAAATGGGTTGTCGCATAGAGTGGGGAGATTCCCAAGTAAAGCAGATGGCGGCCCAACATGGCGTGGAATAATTTTAGATACTAACCCTATGGATGATGACCATTGGTATTATCGTCTTGCAGAAAAGGATAGACCAACAGGAAGATTTGCTTGGAAATTTTTTAAACAACCAGGTGGGGTCTTGCCTGTGCCAGTAGATGAATTGCCTGATGATATGCCAGAAGCTCAAGGATATATTTTTCAAGCAGGAAAATGGTGGAAAACAAACCCCAATGCAGAAAATTTACATAACCTAGTTGATGGTTATTATGACCAAATTTTAGGTGGCAAGAATGCCGATTGGATAAAATGTTATGCACAAGGTCAATATACTTATGTGCAAGAAGGTAAGCCTGTTTGGTCAGAATATGATGACAACCTTATGGCAGAAGATTTAGAAATCAAACCTAACCTTCCTGTTATAGTTGGTCTTGACTTTGGTCTAACTCCTGCAGCAACGTTCGCCCAAAGATTGCCGAACGGCAGATGGCATGTGCTGCACGAGTTAGTTACCTTTGATATGGGTCTAAATAGATTTGTTACCAGCTTAAAATCTATGCTTGACCAACATTATAGCGGTCATGAAGTTATAACTTATGGTGACCCTGCTGGTATGGCTCGAGACCAAATATTTGAATCAACAGCATTTGACCATCTAAAACAACACGGAATCTTGGCAAGACCAACACACACAAATGATTTTAGAACACGTCGCGAAGCTATGGCTATGCCTATGGGTAGGCTTATAGAAGGACGCCCGGGGTTTCTAATTAATAAATCTTGCATACGTTTAAGAAAAGCACTTGCAGGCGGCTATCATTTTAAAAGGGTGCAGATTGGTAGTGGTGGTACAGAACGCTACAAAGACACCCCAAATAAAAACGAACACAGTCACATTGCGGATAGTGCAGCTTATTTATTTCTTGGTGGTGGTGAACACAAAGGAATGACAAGAAGACCTATGTCCAAGATACAACAGCCATTGAAAGGGGCGTTTGATTTTAATGTTTTCAGCTGATGAACTAAACAAGGTATGTAACCTTGAGTATGATGGTGATTATAAGATTGTAGAATTTAATCAATACCATATGGAAATGCTAGAGCTTAACAAACACGATAAAGCTTGGCACAAGTATTATAAAAATTATGCAAAACAAATTTCAGACTATTACACGGATGGCACTGCATTTACAGGTTTAGCATATGGAAATGTTGTTTGTTGTTTTGGATTTACCTTTCTTTGGAATGGAGTTTATGAAGCCTGGTTACTTCCAACAACAGAAAAAGTTAAGGAATATGTTATACCATTTCATAGAAGTTCTTTGAAAGTTTTTGACTACGCTATGAGCAAACATAGTATGAATAGATTACAAATAGTAGTCAGCTCACAAAATGCTCTGGCTCGCAGATGGGCAGAAAGATGTTATTTTAAGAATGAAGGACTGTTACATAAGTACGGGCCAGAAGGAATAGATTATTATATGTTTGCAAGGAGTTGATATGGGTTCTATTTTTCGGTCGCCAAAAGCACCACCACCACCACCACCAATTGTTGATGACACACTATCACGTCGTGAAAAGGCAGCAGATGATGATAAAAGACGTGAAAACAAAAGGTTTGCTGCAAGGAACCGTGCCAAAAAAGGTATGGGTACAGTTCTTATGACAGATTACCGTGAAGATGGAAACCAGCGTGGTAATGTTGGTCAAAAGACATTAGGGCCGTCAGCAGGTAGAAATCCTAGGAATATTAACACTAATCAAAAGATGGGCTAATGAAATGGCTGTCAAAAAGCCTAAACGCAAGTTCATTAGGAATCCTAAGTACATTGAAGAAGTACACAAGGAATCTGATACACGTTTAGAAAAGCAAAAGGCATATGGTAAAAAAAGCACATCAAAATCCTAGTGGCGGTCTTAACCAAGCAGGAAGAGACCACTTCAAAAGAACTGAAGGCGCTAATTTAAAACGCCCACAAAAAAAAGGAACAGATAGTCGCCGTGTTTCATTCGCTGCTAGGTTTGCAGGAATGAAGGGGCCTATGAAAAATGAAGACGGGACACCTACTAGAAAAGCTCTAGCTCTAAAAGCTTGGGGTTTTGGTTCTGTTGAAGCAGCTAGAAACTTTGCCAACCGTCACAAGAAATCAGGAAAGGCAAGTACATAATGGCTGAATTAACTATAAAAGAAATTAAAAAAAGGTTCAAAGCAGCCGAAACACATAAAGACCATTGGCGAAGTATTTACGAAAAATGTTACCGATTCGCACTTCCTGATAGGAATTTATATGACGGCTACTATGAACAAGATACACCAGGAACAGGCAAACGTGATGAAGTCTTTGACAGCACCGCTGAAAACAGCACCAATCGCTTTGCTAATAGAATACAAAGCTCTTTGTTTCCTCCTCAATCAAACTGGTGCCGCCTAGTTCCTGGTAACGATATTCCAGAAGAAAGAAAAGTAGAACTACAAAGAACACTAGATTTTTATGAACAAAAGTTATTTCAAATTCTTAGAACATCAGGGTTTGACTTGGCTATTGGAGAATTCTTATTAGACCTCGCGGTAGGTACTGGGTGCATGCTTGTGCAGCCAAGTAATGATGATACTTCCCCAATTCGGTTCACACCTATTCCTTCCTTTCATGTGTGTTTTGAAGAAGGGCCTAATGGTCAAGTCAATACAGTCTATAGAAAGATGAAAAGACCTTACAATGTATTAGAACAAGAATTTCCTGACATTGTTATACCCGACGAATTAACTAGGAAATATAGGGAAGATGTAACTAAAAAAGTAGAATTATTAGAAGCCACATATACCAATGATGGCAATATGTATTATTGTGTTATGACTATGGAAGGTGAACACAAATTAGTTAAAAGAAATCTAAAAAGCTTTCCCTGGGTTATTGCTAGATATATGAAAGCTAGTGGTGAAAGATATGGTAGGGGGCCTGTATTATTTGCATTGCCTGATATTCTTACCTGTAACAAAACAAAAGAACTAGCTCTTAAAAATGCATCACTTAGTATTGGCGGGGTGTACACTGCAGTAGATGATGGTGTTCTTAATCCACAAACCATATCAATACAACCAGGTAGTATCATTCCTGTGAATTCCAATGGTGGGCCTAGGGGTGCATCATTGTTACCATTGCAAAGGTCAGGTGATGTACAGCTATCACAAATACAATTACAAGACCTAAGAATGTCAATCAAACAAATGTTATTAGATGACCAACTACCACCAGACACAATGTCTGCACGTTCTGCAACTGAAATTATGGAAAGAATGAAGCAGCTATCACAAAACTTAGGTGCTGCGTTTGGTAGATTAATAAATGAATGTATGCATCCAATAGTTAAAAGAACATTAGAAATTATGGATGAACAAGGGATAATAGACTTGCCGCTAAAAGTTAATGGTCTTCAGGTACAAGTAATACCTGTTAGTCCATTAGCATTAGCGGGAAATGCTGACAAAGTTAATTCTGTAATGCAATACATACAAATGACTTCTGCTTTTGGGCCTGCAGCACAAGGTTTAATTAACCTAGAAAAAGCAGGTGATTACATTGCAGACCTTCTTGGTGTGCCTGGTGAAATAAGGACAACACCAGAAGAAAGACAACAAATTGCACAGCAAATGATACAAGCTGCTCAACAACAAGCACAAATGCAAATGGAACAAGGTGGTGAAGAACAACCACCATTACAGGAAGCAGTAGGATAATATGGCACGCGAAGCAGAAAAGATTAGGTCAATTAATACACCAGGCTGGGATGGTGTGAACTCTAGTGCAGACGTTACTAGGATTCATAATGTTTCAGAACAGGAATCACTTGACCTTTTATATAACAGATGTTTTAGCACTGATGCTGGTCAGAAAGTGTTAGAACATCTCATATCATTAACCTTAGACCAGCCTTGTTGGACACCTGGTGCTGACCCTTCTTTTGGATATGCAAGGGAAGGTCAAAACTCAATCATTAGGGAAATCCAACAAAGAATCAAAAGGAATAAA